TGGGTCGGTTCGGGGCCAGTTTCCCCGTCGCCACACAATCCCTCAACGAATGCCAGCCCGCTGATGCATCAGCAAACAGGGACAGCAGGCGCGCCATTTTCGGCACCGGTAGCCTTGCCGGTATGAACATGACACCGACAACCATCATCAGCGATCCGCGCCGTCAGGCCGCGCTGCTTTATTGGCAGGGTTATTCCGTGCGCCAGATTGCGGAGACCCTCGGACAGAAAACGCCAACCGTGCAGAGCTGGAAGCTGCGCGACGCGTGGGACAACGTCGCGCCCATCAGTCGCGTTGAATCCAGCATGGAAGCCCGGCTGATCCAGCTCATCATGAAAGAGGTAAAGGGAAATGGTGATTACAAAGAGATAGACGCGCTCGGCCGTCAGATTGAGCGCCTTGCCCGCGTTGAGCGCTACCGCAGCAGCGGCAACGAGGCCGACTTAAACCCCAACGTGCGCAACCGCAACAAAGGCGAGCGCCAGCCGGTTGTTAAAAATGAGTTCAGCGAGGAACAGGTAGACAAGCTGACCGGCGTGTTTATGGATAACTGCTTTGAGTATCAGCTCAACTGGCACCGCGCCGGGCTGACTCACCGCATCCGTAATATCCTGAAGTCGCGCCAGATTGGCGCAACGTTCTACTTTGCCCGTGAGGCGCTGATAGATGCGCTGACCACCGGGCGCAACCAGATTTTTCTTTCGGCCAGCAAGGCGCAGGCACACGTCTTTAAAAACTACATCCTCGACTTCGCTCGCCAGGCTGATGTTGACCTGAAAGGCGATCCCATCGTGCTGCCTAACGGGGCGCGCCTGATATTCCTCGGCACGAACGTGCGCACCGCGCAGAGCTACACCGGCAACCTCTATCTGGATGAGTATTTCTGGATCCCGAAATTCCAGGAGCTGCGCAAGGTTGCCAGCGGTATGTCGCTGCACAAGAAGTGGCGCACGACCTATTTTTCCACGCCGTCGGCCCTGTCGCACAGCGCTTATCCGTTCTGGTCAGGCGAACTGTTTAACAAGGGGCGGCGCAACAGAGATGATCGCATCGAGATAGACCTGTCGCATTCACACCTGGCGAAAGGCGCGCTGTGCGGTGACGGGCAGTGGCGGCAGATCGTGACGGTTGAGGATGCGCTGACAGGCGGCTGCAACCTGTTCGACATTGAGCAACTGCAGCTTGAATACAGCCCGGCGGAATATCAGAACCTGCTGATGTGTGATTTTGTCGATGATGAGGCCAGCGTGTTCCCGTTTGCCGAACTGCAGACCTGCATGATCGACAGCCTGGAAGAGTGGGAAGACTTTAACCCGTACCTGCCGCGCCCGTTTGCTTACCGGCCGGTCTGGATTGGCTATGACCCGTCGCATACCGGCGACAGCGCAGGCTGTGCGGTTATCGCGCCGCCGCTCGTTGCAGGCGGAAAGTTCCGCGTGCTGGAGCGTCACCAGTGGCGGGGCATGGACTTTGCCGCGCAGGCGAAATCAATTGAGGACTTAACGAAAAAATACACCGTTGAATATATCGGCGTGGATGCGACCGGCATCGGCCAGGGGGTTTTCCAGCTGGTACGCCAGTTTTACCCGGCCGCGCGTGAAATCAAATACTCGCCAGAGGTTAAAACAACAATGGTATTGAAAGCTAAAGACACCATCAGCAGCGGGCGACTTGAGTATGACGCCGGGGCGACGGACATCACGCAGTCGTTTATGGCTATCCGCAAAACCATGACGGCCAGCGGCAACCGCTCAACCTATGAGGCGAGCCGCAGCGAAGAGGCCAGCCACGCTGACGTCGCCTGGGCAATCATGCACGCACTGTTAAACGAACCGCTTACCGCAGCCAGCGGCGGCGCTAACCCCTCTATTCTGGAATTTTACTGATGAGCAAACGCAGAGGCCGCAAGGCTCACACCGCCACCGCGCAGCCTGTACAGGCAACCGCACCGCAGCAACACGCCGAGGCGTTTACTTTTGGCGATCCGACGCCGGTCATGGATAAGCGCGACATTCTGGATTATGCCGAGTGCATCGGCAACGGGCGCTGGTTTGAGCCGCCGGTCAGCTTTAGCGGGCTGGCCAAGAGCCTGCGCTCGGCCGTGCATCACAGCTCGCCGATTTACGTTAAGCGCAACATTCTGGCCTCAACGTTTATTCCGCACCCGATGCTGAGTCAGCAGGATTTCAGCAAGTTTGCGCTGGATTATCTGGTGTTTGGTAACGCCTTTGCTGAGCTGCGCCGCAATGGCCTGGGTAAGCCGCTGCGCCTTGAAACCACCCCGGCCAAATTCACCCGCAGGGGCGTTAAGGATGGCGTTTACTGGTTTGTTAACGACTGGAAGGAGCCGCATGAGTTTTCGGCCGGCAGCGTGTTTCACTTGCTGGAACCGGATATTAATCAGGAGCTGTACGGCCTGCCGGAATACCTTAGCGCGCTTAACTCCGCCTGGCTGAATGAGGCGGCGACGCTGTTCCGCCGCAAGTATTATCAGAACGGCGCGCACGCCGGTTACATTCTCTACATGACCGACGCGGCGCAGAGCAGCAGCGACGTTGACCGCATGCGTCAGGCGATGCGCGACACAAAAGGGATCGGCAACTTCCGTAACCTGTTTATGTACGCGCCGAACGGCAAGCCGGACGGAATCAAGATTCTGCCGCTCAGCGAGGTCGCGACGAAAGACGATTTCTTTAACATCAAGAAGGCCAGCCGCGATGACCTGTTAAGCGCGCACCGCGTGCCGCCGCAGATGATGGGGATTATCCCGGATAATACTGGAGGTTTTGGTGATGCAGAGAAGGCAGCGAAGGTATTCGTACGCAACGAGTTAATTCCGTTACAAGAAAGAATTAAAGAAATAAATAATTGGTGCGGTTTAAATATAGTTAACTTCAAAGAATATAATTTCTAGCATTTCAAGCGCCTGCTGACACAGGCGCTTGAAATTTACATTCAACATCGCCAATTTCTCATAAGCACATGTTTGATAGCAGTATTGAATGGTTGGCCTGAAATTTTCTCTTTATATTCCTCAAGTGATTCCGCTAGTAAATCACTATAGTCAACACCATCATCCAGATTGTAGAATTCATTCAATATGCTTTCAAATTCGTCAATTAGATATTTATGCGAACTAATTACCCTTTGCCTTTCATATCGGACTCCACCACGCCTTGGGTTTAGAACAAATGCTTGAAGAGTCATCTCCGCCCGCATTATTTCAGCATCAGACAAACCTTCTTTAATTACGATGCCCCCATTACTGAGAAAAGTGAAAAAACGTTCGGGATCTTCCTCATCCATTTTAATAATATTCTCAGATGAAATACCACTCTTATCTTTATAGCGGCCGCATCTACTCCCATCATTACATGACCCGAAAAGGTTGTCCCAATCAAAAGTCAAATGCTTATATAAAACATTACCCTTTTGCCTGAAATGTTCAATGTGTTTATCATCTGGATCGTCCTTATCAATTGAACATTCACAATACGCACAGCGCTCTCCCTGCATTGAGAAAAGAGAAGTCCAAATCAATGCCCTATGGCGAGATTTAATATGATCATCCCAGTTATGAATAGTATAATCAAAATCTGATAAGACTTTGGGAGCCTCACCCCTTTTTAAAAATCTCATTTATTTATCAATTCCTTTTTTACTCATGAGCTTAGCTTTCATATTATAAAAATTCAGTTTATTAATACAGTCTAATGTTAGTGGGTGATCATTACCAAAATGATACAAAATTTTACCCCAAATATTTTTTGCAGCATCCGAGTCTGCCTTACCCGTCTCAATTAACTCTATGTAATCATCAATCCACTCTGCTTCTTGAACTGGAGGGACAGGATCAATTCCCATGATATAAGAAAGCACATCAGCATTAATGACCCCTTTGGTTTGAAACGAAGGAGTTACGGCAATTACTCTTTTTTGTTCCGCATCATCAGTCGCCTGTTTCAAGATTCTTATGCATTGTTTTGGTACTGTTGTTAAGACTTGAGGGCTATGCGTAGTCAATATAAACTGAACATTTGGGAATGTTAAACATAAACTTTCAATTATAGTTTGCTGCCAGCCGGGATGCAGATGTAATTCAACTTCATCAATAAGAACTATCCCACTTCCTTCCAATGGATTAATTAGCCTAGGATTCAACAAAACAATTCTTTTACTAATATCACCAAAGAGGGTAATTAAAACCTTTTCCCCCTGAGAAAGCTGATAAGGATTAACGTGAGAGCCTTTTTTAACAAAATAAAGCTCTATTTTATTTTTTGTGAACTCAATATCAAACCCGTCCAAGTCCGAGATAAAGCTTTGGAAAGCGCGAGTGAGAGTGTCTATTGTGTTTTTAGCAACCAACTTCATTTCACTAGAGCTTTTATTCACGAAATCCTGTAACTCAAGTTCTTTTAATTTTAACTCCTCATGCATTTTTACCTTTACATCTTCAAATGAAACCGGAAGACTTGCAATAATCCTTTTTACATCTGTCAACTCACTTTCTAACTTCAAAATCTCATTGAAATCATTTTCTTTCAACTCTTGCCTTGAGCTGGTAATAAGAAACTTAAGCCAGTCGATAAGTCCATCAAAATCATGCCTAGTTGATACCTGCTCATCATAAGCATCAAGCTTTACCCATGAGTCTTTAAGCTTTGTATAACGTTTTGATGGTTTGGATAAATCACCACCACGGTAAACGTCATAAGTAGCAATAAGAGGTAAATTAATGTTTTTATCATGTTCATTTGAGTGCCTGATAATACCTGCAAGAGATTTTATTTCAAACAAATCATTATTTCTTTTATTAGCTGCACCTGATTTTACAGCTGTATTCATTATCTGAAAATTAGAATCACTAAACTTATAGCGGCTTGTAACCGAGCCATAGCCAGCCTCATTATTAATATCTATTTCTCTAACATCTCGACCAGGTCGATCTTCTTTTAAAATATTTGACTTTAGCCAGCTCAAATTTATAGATATCCCATCCAGGACACTAGATTTCCCAATACCATTATTTCCGATGATAACCGTTAACCTTTCATCAAATCGTATATTGAGATCACCTAACCCGCGAAAGTCGCTAAAGGAAGCCTCAGTCAATTTTAATGATCCCTCATTAGCATAGTGACTTAACAAATCTAAAGAATGTAAATCCTTAGAGTTATTTTTTTCATACTCCCATTGATTGTCGATAAAAACTTGATATAAGGCTTTTAAATCACCCATACTGGCTCTTCGTGCCACTTCACTTCCTGAACGCTCATTTTTTTTATCATTCATAACTTTCACCCAAGATAATTTTGTCGACTAACTCTGCGCCGTATTTTATTTTCATTCGAAAAACAAAATTAGGCTCTATATATTTAGCATGTCCTAGCATCCCTCTCAGATGAGAAAAATCCTCATAACTAATTTGATTAAGAGAGTATTTGAATATTAACGATGAAAGATACCTCTTTTTTTTTCTTCCAAGAGATAACGTTCCATCATTTGTAATCGTAACACCAGTGACGTGTCTATTATGAGCTTTTGAGGAAAATACGGTTTTAGAATCATTTATAGTGAGGCTGGGCATACATGTAGATAGCAAACCTCTAATCATCTTTGGCAATTGAAAAAGCACATCTTTTTTATTTGTAGAGAATGTTAAATCATCAGCATATCTAGTATATGCAACCCCTAACTGGCTACAAAGGGATTCTATTTCTGAATCAAATTCAAACATCACAAAATTAGATATATGTGGAGAGCTAGGAGCGCCGATGCTTAATATTAGCGTTTTACTTCTTTTCAATCCCGGCTTCCAAAAAAAAACGTTCCTCAATAGCTCCTCGTCACTGTAGCTAATATCTGGAATCTTATCCTTCAATTTAGATATAAAAATATCAGGCTTAATTTTGTTAAAAAAATTCTGAAAATCCATCTTTAAAATATAAGCATTATCTTTATGTACAGTTGCGTTATCTTTTATCCCAACCCCTTTCTTATATGCGTAAGAAGAAAAATGAACTTCCAAAAATGGAAGAAGAATACCAAGGGCTTCACGCTGAATCTTTTTTAACGTCTTAGTGGGTTGGGCAATAATTCTTTTACCCATACTCCTTTTGGGTATAGTATAAACCTTATATTTCTTAGGGGCATTTATGCAAAAAGAACGCAACTGGGGTTCTGTAATATTTAATTTTTTAGCTAAAATAATTGATATCGACATCTTAGGTCCTTAGAAGACCCGAGAAGTTTCCTCGGGTCGTGCTCTTTACTAAAGACAGCGAAAGTCACGCATTCGCTTTCGAGAACGAACACTCGTTTGAGGAAGCGAATGCGTGACTTTCGCAACCTCAATGTGCTCAATAAATTAGAGCCTGGCTAAACGCCCGGCTAGACCAAATCCTAGGTCCTTCGCTAAAGAGCACAAGTATGATAGCTCTAAAAAACTTCCCAATCAATTCGCCCACGCGCGCAATGCTATCCCCGCCACGCCTGCCCGCTTTGTGCATCGCTTTTAATGCAGTTGCATGCACCTCGCAAAACAGCGCCATTACTGGCGCTGCAGGGTGCTTCAGTGCTTCAGAAATTAATGCGAATCCATGCACGTTATGCATGCATGGCTCATTTACGGGTTACAGCACCCGAAAAATCTGAGGAAGCAGCACTTCCATAGCTCATCTGCTGCAGATAAATGATGCCTTCACGAAGTGAAACAGGGCGCGGTAACTCGATCATAAAAACAAAATCGTAAGTCCTTCCGAGCCAGAATCATCCGCCAGCCTCTTTAGGACGCTGAAAGAATACCCAGCCGTCAGAATGGAAGTATTCAAGGTAATCCCCACGGTAAACGATCTGATAATTAGTATCTTTTCCGGCCATTTGCTAACGCCTCGCAATGCTCGTTGTTCAACCGTGCCACTGCCAAAATCAAGATTTTGGCATCAGCCCGGTTATCAATGCAGCCAGCTGTCATCTTCCCAGACGTTCTGAAGTAAATCATTTAGCCTGCGCCGGTCTTCATCGACTTTCACACCTGGCATTTCAATTTTGGTGTAACTACCCTGGCGAAC